GGTGCAACAGGTTCAACTGCTTCACTTGGTAATGGAACAGGCAGAGCAACAAAAACAACAACTTATGAAGGTGGCAAAGCAACAGACTATACAGTGGATGGAAAAACTTCTATTTGTTATCGTGGTGTTGAAAACTTTTGGGGTAACATTTGGAAATTCACATATGGAATCAATTTTTATTGTGAAGTTGGAAAACCATTTTTAGGTTATGTGTGCAAAGATTTCAATTATGCTGAATCTAAGAAAACAGATAATTATGAAAATATTGGTTTCGCACTTCCATCAGAAAATGGATATGTTTCAGCAATGGGATATTCCACAAAGTATGATTGGTTGTTCTTACCTTCTGAAGTCAAAGGAAACAGTTCATTACCTGTTGGTGATTACTACTATCAGAATAACACTTGGGATGGATACAGGATTGCTCTATTGGGCGGTGGTTGGACTGGTGGTTCTAATGCGGGTGGTTTCTATTGGTATTTGCTTAACGGTGTTGGGTATCGTATTCGTAGTGTCGGCGGTCGCTTGGTGTATGTACCAACAGTCACTGTTTAATTAAATATATGGGTTAGGTAATTGTTGATGGCAACATCTTCCACCTTGTTGTTATATCTGTACACAATAAAAACATTTTCAAGATTACTCAATTAGGCAGTAATTGGAATAATGGTTCTAATGCAGGTAGTTTCTATTGGAATTTGAATAACAGTGTTGGGAATCGTAATCGTAATATCAGCAGTCACTTAGTAAATGCGTGGTTGATTTCAGGCAGTCCAAAAGGACTGTCTGTTTTCATATATAAAAATTGTGGAAATTACTTGACCCTGCCACTTGGCAAAACACAAAAGCCTGTCATTCATTGATGACAGCACATGGAATGAATCTGTTTTGGTAAATCCTGAAAGGAAGTTGAAGAATCAGAAACACGCATACAAAAATGACAGAAAGAATTGGTGGTTGTAATTATATGAAGCGTTATGGACATTTATATGAAAAGATTTATGATATGGAAAATTTGAAGTTAGCACATCAACATGCAAAGAAAGGGAAAGGATGGTATGCAGAAGTGCAAATGATTGATTCTGACCCTGATAAGTACCTGAAGGAATTGCAGGACATGCTGATAAATAAAACCTATCATACATCTGAATATGAAGTGTTCTATAAGAATGAGCATGGGAAAACAAGAAAGATTTATAAACTTCCTTATTTTCCTGACAGGGTCGCACAGTGGGCAATCTTGCAGGTAATTGAACCATATTTAATCAAGCACCTTATTTCTGATACCTTTTCAGCAATACCTGACAGGGGAATTCACAAAGGACTTAGCAGGGTAAAGAAAGCAGTCCAACATGATGTTCCAAACTGTCAATATTGTCTGAAGATAGATGCAAGACATTATTATCAATCAGTGAATCATGACATTCTGAAACAGAAATACAGAAAGATGTTCAAAGATAATGACCTTCTTTGGATTCTTGATGAAATCATTGATTCAATCAACACAGCAGAAGATGAAGACCTTGTTTCAATATATCTGTTAGATGAAGATATTGACCCAAACACAGGAATTCCAATTGGAAACTATCTGTCACAGTACAGTGGGAATTATTACTTCAGTGATTTTGACCATTGGATGAAAGAAGTCAAGCATGTCAAATATTACTTCAGATATATGGATGACATTGTGATTCTTGCAAGAACTAAGGAAGAACTGCATCAGTTGCTGAAAGAAATCAATGAATACTTCCACAACAATATGAAGTTAGAAATCAAGAAGAATTATCAAGTGTTTCCAACTTATGTCAGGGGTATTGATTACCTTGGTTATAGGGTGTTTGTTTCCTATGTGCTATTAAGAAAGCAAACCTGCAAAGACATGAAAAAGAAAATGGTGAAGATAAGGAAGAAAGTTGAATCAGGGAACATGATGAACTATTCAGAGTGGTGTTCAATAAATTCTTACAAAGGTTGGACTGATTATGGAAATTGTTTCAGACTGACACAGAAATATGTTGAACCATTGATTCCATATGCAACTAAATATTATGAATTGAATGTCAAGAAAGGTGGAAAAGTAGCATGAAACAGTACGGAACACAAAGAAGTACAGTGAAACCTGAAGATGTGGAAATCACTGAATCAAAGGTTTTCACTTATGAAAGCATTACTGAAATTAAAGTGAAGAATCCTGAATCAGATGATGAAATCACAATGTATGAATTTACTTTGACAGAGTATGACAAAGATGAATACATCAGGATTCAGGCAGAAAAGAATGCAAGTCTTGAAGAACAAATGACACAAGCACAAGAAGCTATGTGTGAAATTTATGAAATGATGGTATAGAAAGGAAGTGATTATTATGGTGAAGATTTATGCAACACTTATTATCAAAGGAATTAAAACCATTGATGATGTACATCCAAGAATCAAAGATAAAGTCAAGCAGGAATTGGTCAAAGAAGGTCATCCTGAACTTGCTGAAGTAGGTGATGAAGGTTGATAACCAATCTTATCATAAATATTTTATTTAGAAAGGAAGTGGAAAACATGGCAGTAGTATATGCAACACTTATCATCAAAGGTGTGAAGACAATTGATGATGTACCTCCAAGAATCAAGGACAAGGTTGTTCAGGTTCTGATTGACCTTGATTGTGGTGATTTAGCAGGTCAGGCATAAGTCAATAACACACAGCAAAGCATCATGCAGAAATGCATGGTGCTTATTTTATGCAGAAAGGAAGATAAACAAGATGAATATTAAAGAAGGAATTTGCACAGGCATTGGTGTCATTGGAAGCATCATTGCATCAGCGTTTGGTGGATGGGACACAGGTTTGGTTACATTACTTATTTTTATGGGAATTGATTACTTTTCAGGATTGGTGGTTGCAGGTGTTTTTCACAAGTCCAACAAAACTGAATCAGGTGCATTGGAAAGCAAAGCAGGATGGAAAGGACTTTGCAGGAAATGCATGACCCTTTTGTTTGTATTGATTGCATATAGATTGGATTTAGCAATTGGTGTGGATTACATCAGAAATGCAGTCATCATTGGATTTATGGCAAATGAATTGATTTCAATTGTGGAAAATGCAGGTCTTATGGGTCTTCCATTACCTGATGCAATCAACAAAGCAATTGATGTTTTAACAGAACAGAAAGAAGGGTAATAAATGACTAATCATGAATTCATCAAGAAAGTTGCAGATACAGTCTGCAAGGTAGCACTGTCTTATGGAATCTTGGTTCATAGTCCAATCATTGCACAGGCAATCTTAGAAAGTGGGTGGGGCAAGTCAAAACTTGCTTCCACCTATCACAATTATTTTGGTCTGAAATGTGGGACTAAATGGACAGGAAAATCAGTGAATCTGACAACACAGGAAGAATATGAAGTTGGAACACTGACAACCATCAAAGACAATTTTAGGGTTTATGACAGCATGGAAGATGGAATCAAAGGGTATTTTGAATTCATTCAGCTTCCAAGATATAGCAATCTGAAGGGCATCACAGACCCTAAGACATATCTTGAAACCATCAAGGCAGATGGATATGCAACATCTTCTACTTATGTAGATAACAACATGAAGTTAATCAATCAGTATGATTTGACACAGTACGACAAGAAAGAAGGTAACAACAGTATGTCATATGATAGAACAGCAGTAGTGAATCAGGCAAAAGCATGGCTTGGATATAATGAAGCAGATGGTTCACACAGAGCAATTATTGATTTATACAACACACAGAATCCAAGACCAAGAGGTTACAAAGTAACATATACAGATGCATGGTGTGCAACCTTTGTATCTGCTGTTGCGGTAAAACTTGGTTATACAAGAATCATCCCAACAGAATGTTCATGTAATTACATGATTAAAGGTTTTCAGCAGATTGGATGTTGGGTTGAAAATGATGCATATGTTCCAAAAGCAGGTGATGTCATTTTCTATGATTGGCAGGATTCAGGCATTGGTGACAATGTAGGTTCATCTGACCATGTTGGAATTGTTGAAAAATGTAATGGTAAGACAATCACAGTTATTGAAGGAAACACTTCAAATAAGGTTGGAAGAAGAACACTTGCAGTCAATGGAAAGTATATCAGGGGATTTGGTGTTCCTGCATACACAACACAGTCTGCATCCACACCTGCACCTTCTACAACAAAGAAAGACATCACAACCATTGCAAAGGAAGTCTTAGCAGGTCAGTGGGGTAATGGTGATGACAGAAAGAACAGACTGACAAATGCAGGTTATGATTATGCAACAGTTCAGGCAAAGGTCAATGAACTTGTAAGTGGTAAAACATCCACACCAACAAAATCAGTTGCTGAAGTAGCAAAAGAAGTTCTTGCAGGAAAATGGGGAAATGGAACTGCAAGAAAGACTGCACTTGAAAATGCAGGGTATAACTATTCTGAAGTTCAGCAGAAAGTCAATGAACTTTGTGGACAGAAGTCTGTGACTGAAGTTGCAAAGGAAGTTATTCAGGGGAAGTGGGGCAATGGTGCAACACGAAAATCTAAGTTAGAACAGGCAGGATATAATTATTCTGCTGTTCAAGCAAAGGTAAACGAACTTTTACATTAGTAACCTGATAGAAACAAAAGAGTAACAAACACATCAGAAAGCCTTATAATATAAGGAATACAGTTATCTTGGAACTATCAAAACGATAGTTCAAGACTGTCAGAGAATACAGAAGACCCAAGGAAATTCAACATTCCTTG